CTGATATTGAGGATCTCCTCCATGTTTTCTTCTAGGCTCATAAGAATTCAATTCCTTCATTAAATCCAAAGTCATCATCAGCGGTCAATAGAAGATCGTCTAAACCATCAATGTTACCATCTTCATTGATATCTGTTGTTGCTTTTGGCGTGTATGTTCTTGTAATAGTTCTACGATTGACATTATTATCACCAAGCGTTTCGTGAATGATTGCTTTCTTGATAACAGAAGCAGTGTTGTATGGACCGTAGAGATAAGTTTTAGCAGTGAAGTTTAGAGTATATACAATGTATCTACGTTCTAAAAAACTATCATCCCAGTTATCTTCATGACTTATACTATTGAGAACTATAGCAACATCTTTTTTCTCATCCATATCTGGAATCATATTCAATGTTAATGAAAATGATGGTTGAAAATATGGAAGTATTTGTTCTGTAATTTGCAGTGCATCATCTTGAGACTTTGCAATTACACCTAGTTCAAAATTTATATTATAAGGAACAGGAACATATTGAGTTCGGACCTCATTACCATTATCATCAATGATCGTTTTGTATTTTTGAATTGGTGATGTCTTACGGGCAGAATCGTAGTCAAGACCTGTCATCTCAAAATAGAGACGTGGCAATGTGATTGATACTTTACGAAGATCTGGGTTCTCTTCCAATCGAACTAAAAACTTTTGCTTAGGTCCATAAGCAAGAGGAACTTTCTGTTGCTCAATAATAGAATCATCCGAAGGATCTTTTCTTCTGATCTCTACATTATTAAATAGAGTTCCAAAAGCAATGACAGTTCTTCGTATAGTTTCGTTATAAAAATGAGATCCTAACATTAGAAGACATCAGTAAAGTTTCCATATTCGCCAAATGGATTCCTCTCTGTAAAGTCGAGAATGTCATCCGCTTCAACTTCTATGTATTTATTATCATCATATTCACTATTGCTGTCATCAATATTGACAGTAGGACTTTGATTTCCTATAATGTATACACCATCACTAGTGTATGAAGATCCACTTTGTTTTAGTACAGCTTGTCCTTCTGCAAAGTCTCCAGTAATATTGATTAGTTTCAATGATCTAGTTGGTGCATCCCAGTCTGCTACCTTAGCAGTTATACCAGTTGGAGTATATGTTGTATTACCTAACAACTCACCAACAGTGTGATATTCTATAATATCATTTTGATAGTAGTTGCCAGTTCCACCTTCATCCAATACAAGAGTAATGGAGTAATCTGTTTCTAGTGCGTCATCATCAATCTCAGGAATTCCAGTATTGAAATCATCGCTACCAACATCATAGATTTCACAAGTTAGAGTATAGAAATATACTTTACCTAACTGATAGAAAGGTTGTTCTCTTTCTACAAATTTTATTTCATATATATCTTCTGTTAGTGGGAAGTATATTAGATCACCTTCATTGGGTCTTGTCATAATTTCTAGATTTTTCAATCTAGGTGCTTCTTCATCCCATCGTCTTGCGGAGATAGTAATCCTGATTTCATCAGTAATCTTTAGACCAAACTTACTGATAAATTCTGAAGTATCTCCAAATCCTTCTACGTTTTGTAAGAACGCTTCTATAACTATTTTCTCATTGAACTCTGAGAAGATAATGTCACCAAGAACTCCATCTTGAGTTGTCTTTCTAGAGAGATAATAGACATCACTACCGAAGAGCTTGATCTGCTCATCTACTAAATCTTGAACTAGGTTTTGTTCCCCACTATCATTTTTTAGATAGAGTGGAAAGTAATGACTGGTAGGCATCTTATCCGATCATGTCCATAGGTGGAATAGCATACTTGCTGAGGACTTCACTTTCTATTTGCATAATCTCTCCAACAGCATCTTCATACAACTGTCTTCCATTCATGGTAATACCACCAGGAAGTTGTACGTTATTAAACTTGATCATGTTTTGACCCCACTGTCTTTTGATTAGAGCAGTAGCGTATCTCTTCAAGAACATATCATTATACATTTCGGTTGCGTCTGTAGGATCAACAAGACGATGTGCCTCAATCAATAACCAAGTATCCTCTTTGAGGAATGCCTTATTGATATCAAGATATAAACGATCACGACGCATTGTGTATCTGAACTGCTGGAATGATCCATTGTTGAGGACCATATCCAGTGTCTCTAGATACTGCTTGTTCATATAGTAGTTGAGGATATCTAGTGATCCAAACGCATACAGATCGTTCAGGAACAACTGATACTCAACACCAAAAAGGTTAGAACGGATTGAGTTGCTGACTAGACCAAATACTCTTGTAATGCCAACAACGTGATTAGGAATAGGAATATAATTTGTTGCCTCTTCCCAATTAGTAGTTCCAGATGTTGTAGTTAGTTCTCCATCAAATCTTGTTAGATCGTCAGCAGTAATTTTGTGTCTTAGGTAAGCACGCTCAGCACCATTGTAGCAGTTCTCTTGAAAAAACTGAATGGCATCATCAATCAGATCATCAACTTGATCATCATCAACGTTGATTTCTAATACTGGTGCGCCTAATTTTCTTAGGCAGTAATCAGTAAACTCTGCCCTAGATGCTGGTTGAGCCATCCTTACAACCTACTTTATTAAGTATTTATCAAAAGAAGGTAGAGAAGGAATATGCTCCTCCGCCAACTGGAGCAACCGTATAGTCAGCAATCCATTCGGCAGTATCAACTTCTACATATCTTCTATTACTTCGTCTTCCACTAGCACCACCAGTCTGAATAATACCAACCTCAACGTTAGCTCCAGATAGTGCTGCTAGAATATTGGCATTCCAGGTAAATGATATGGTTTGACCTGTGGTAGATGATACCGTAATATTATTACTAGATGTTCCTGTAGAACTTCCAGACTCATAGACAACTAACTGAACTGTTGGATTATTTCCACCGCTAGCATTTTTCTTTACAACTGCCCTAAAGGTTTGTAAGTTTGCTCCACTAGTTAGAGTGTCTGTTGGTGATGGAAAAGAAAGAATTATTTCAGTTGCTCCACTAGTATCAGCAGTAGCAAACGTTCCATCAGCATTAGCAACACCTTCATCCAAATTTGCAATTACAGCGTCATTGTTAAATCCTACAGGAGTTCCTATTACTGCATCAGGTAATAAAGTTTCAGTTGCCATAATTATTCAGTGGGTTGTTGTGATTCGCTGTCGTCTAATAAATTTTTATTTTCTTCTAGTTTTTTCATAGACTCTAGTTGACTAGCATCTAGAGAACTTCTGTGGTCTTTATTTCTTTGTGCTAATTTTTTACTAAATGTCATGATTATTAACTGGGTACTAAACGTAATGCGACTGTAACTCTTGTAACAGTTGTAGCAGAGTCAACTTCAAATTCTATCACATCTCTTGCGGATAGTGTAGTTGTCCATGAAGATAATGTGAGATCTTCTGCTTTCTGTGCTGAAGATAATGTTGGAAGTTCCGTTCCAGCAATAGAAGATGTTGTTGGGAATCCTGTGAAAGTAGAACGGTTTACATCAACTACAATACTTCCAGATTGATCTGCAATAATCGTCCAACCAGTTACTGTATAATCTCCATCAATAACAATTACTCCTTTCTTTCCAGTAGTAATTGCAGAACCACCACCATCAATTACAAAGTTGAGAGTTCTGGTATTTGAAACAAATGAAGCATTTTGAGATCCGTCAAACTGGAGAATGTCATTTGCAGCACCCCCTGCAGCAGGGAGAGTGATAATATAATCATTAGTTACATTTGCTGGTGCTTGTATAAGAACTGTATTAGTTCTGTCGTCATCTTGTAATGATATTCCTTGACCTATAGCAACACCATCGGGAGAAATCTGAAAAACACTAGTGCCCTGATATGTACAACTAAGTAATCTTGAATCTGCTCCGACACTTACGTTGCTTGTGCTACCTCCAGAATCATTTGTGCATTGTATAGTAAATCCAGTATAATTAACGCTAGCGACTGGCCAGTTTGCAACTACACTAGATCCATTGCTTGTAGAATAAAAAGATCTTGAAACAATGCCAAGATTTCCTGCATCTTTATTAGAAAGATAAACACTAAAACTTGAAGTTGGTCCAATAGATCCAGTTGAAGTGCCATCTTCATCTGGATCTTCTATCTGGGAAATTATTGTCGTGTATCCATATCCCTGCTGCACTCCTGATGGCGGACCAGCATCATAAGCACCAAGCCAATCAATTGACGCCATGAAATCATCTGCTGCTGGACTAATTGATTCTCTTATTAAGTTTGTAATTGGACCTCTGTTTGCTCCTGATTCGCTAATTTTAATAGCAACTGGGGTAAACACAGTGCCTTCAACAAAGAGATTTCCACTAGCATCAGTTTTATTACCAATATTCAAACGTGTATTAGTAGCATCAAAGTTGATATCCGTGTCTGATGTAAAGTTTCCAGCACCATCACTGAATTGAATATCACCAGATCCACCAGCAGCAGACTGAGTTGTTCCAGAAGCATTTGCCCAAACTAGAGTAGCATCAGTTGCTGTTGGTGTTGGAGAAGAAGCAATCTGCAATATGTCTCCAGCTGAACCAATTGTTGCTGGTAATGTATAAGTTCGAACTGCTCCAATAGAAGCAGGAGATTGGAGAGCAATATAGTTTGTGCCATCTCCAAGTCTTAGATCTCCTTGACTATCAATAAGAAGATTGCTGCCGTCTGTAGTAATTCCAGTAGCACCAGCAAATGATCCAGAACTATTATATTGTATTTGTGTATCAGATCCTGCAGCAGATGCTCCTGGTGCATCTACCCAAGATAAAACTCCAGTTCCATTAGTTTGTAAATATTGATTTGCTGTACCATCATCTGCTGGCAAAGTCAGAGTATAATTTGCTGCTAATGAATCTGGTGCTTTTAAAGAAACAGTATTTGTTCCATTTGTAGAACCCTCATAAAAAATTAGAGATGCTCCGTCTGCTGCTACTCCACTTATAATTTCTGGATTTATTAATATCTGTCCTCTAGTTAGTGCCATTATGCTTGTGCCTCCGTCCAACGAAGAATGATATCAACAGTTGCTGACTGGGAATTGTTATTAGCAATGGTAAATACAATTACTTCTGGTCCATCTGGATAAGTAGAGTCTCCACCAATGATAGAGTTTTGAACTTCTTTGATAGCAGACAAATCATATGTAGCAGTTCCAGAAGCAGAAAGATATCTAAATAAAATCTCTCCATCTTCTGGTGCTGTTGTTGTTCCAGCAAGAGTTCCACCTGAAGTAGCATATTGTGCAAATGATGGTTGGAAAGCAGTTACAGTTCTAACAGTAGTTGTATTAGCATTCTGCCAAGTTGCTGCTCCAACGTTACTTGGATTCAAGATAGCGGCAATCTCAAGGTTTCTGCTTGAGTTGTTATTCAATTCTAAACTTTGTAGCTTGATCTGTGATCTATTAATAATTTCTCTTTCTCCAAGAAGACCAGGAATTGTATCTGAAACTGATGGAGCAGGACGGAACAACAATAGATTTTGAATACCATTACCAGCAATAGTTACGTTTGTTACTGACAAACTAAACAGATAACCAGTATCTTCTTGGAATTCTCCATCCATAATTACAGCAGAACCCCAGTGTGAAATTGTTGGAGCACATGTTGTATTCAATAGAATTGCACTTGAACCTGCTGGGTGATTATATGCTGTGGTTGCTCCACTAAATGATCTAGATGCTCCAGCGAGGAATTGTGTATAAGAATCTGCTCTAGTAGTTCCAGTCAATACATTTCCAGATTTGCCAGTATAACTAATAATTTCATGTCTAATAGTTCCAGATTGATTACTTGTAACCATAACATGTTCTGGATATGTTGCTGATGCTTCTGGGAATCTGGAAGCATCTGCCAATGTAATGTCTCCAGTAGTTCCTGATGCTGATGCTAATTTATCTAAAGCTGAATAATTTACAACTTCATATCTTGCTGGCAAGTTTCCAGATCTCATATAAGCTTCTGCGTTGAAGTTACTGTTTGATATTCTATGAACAGTAACAAAGTTTCCTTCTGGACCTCTCAGCATGAAGTCAATAAATCCAGCACCATACCATGAATACTGAATGGCAACCATCTGCATCTTGGATAGATCTATATTATATCCAGATGCTCCTTTTCCATCAATTTTATCGTAGTTGAATTTACTTTGTGGAACGCGAAGTTCCCTAATAATCGTCGGTTTTGAATTAGTTACAGTAGCACCTCTATTTTCTGGAGATACTGAAATAGAAGTATCACTAGTAATAGTAGTTACCAGATATCTTTGACCTTTGATTAGAATATTATCACCAACTTTTAATTGTTCTGTGAATCTTGTATTTGTTCCTGTAACTGCCTGTGATCCATTTGTAATAGAGCAGACACCAGTAAGTTGGAATGTAGAAGAACGACGAACTACATTCAGTTCTTGTCCATCAAATTCCCAAAAAACTCCGTTAGTATCGTCAAACAATCCACAACGAATAGATGATCCAGACCATTTCGTAATAGCAATTCTTGGTTGGTTATCAAGAACGGCAGCGGCATCGGTTGGCGCTGATGCTCCTTCATCTACTCTAAATGTTTTATCATCTACAATAGTTTTTACAATATATGTTCCGTTGTAATTTGTCGAAGAGATACCATATAATTCAATAGTAGCACCTGCTTGTAATCCATGAGATAATTGAGTTTCAATCGTGATTTCATTTGTGCCAGAACTCCACGATGCTGACTGTAAATCAAAGATTGGATTGAACAGTGCTCCAGTGGAATACAAAATTCCCTTACCAGATTGATAACGGAAGTATCTTTTTGATTGTCTCTTTGCTTCTAATCCATGAATAGGTAAGTATGGACCTACGAGAACACCACCATCAAATGGTCTATGAATAAAGAAACTATCATTGATTGCTATTAGACTAACATTAGTCGTTGTAATAGAACCACTAGTTACGGTCTGACCAGCATCATAAACAATAGTATCTCCATCTGTTACTTCCGTAACAAAGAATCTACCTTCATGTGATTGAGTTCCTGCGGTGGTATCAACAACAAGAATAGGCGAACCTGGAACTAGACCATGTGGACTATTGAATGTAACGGTTACATTACCACCAGCACCATCACCAGTCATTGTATTAATATCCATAGGAGAACCAACATAAGTTCCTCCTTCTTTTACTACTACCGTTGGGTTGTATATACTTCCAGTAGCAATACTTCCTTTGACTAGAACATCAAAAGTAGATAATGTAGGAGAGTTATTTGCGCTAACAACAAACAAACCATTCGCCAAATCACTATCAGTGCCAGTAATTGAAACTGGTGTTCCCACATCAGGAGCAGTTCCAGTAGTAACTGTTACTCTCACTGTTGAAAAGGTAGCAGCTCCTAAAGACTCTATTTCAGATGCTACTAGTGCTGGTCCAGGAAATTCAAAGAACGAAGGGATATTTCTATTCAGTCCAACCGACTGCCATTTAGTTGCTTGTAATCCATATTCAAAGTCAGCGTCAATTAGTGACTGTGGATTAGCAACACGTATTCTTTCAATTGCGTCTGTGCCAAAATCGAAAGGACGAACCTTTAGTCCCTGAGCATTATCTTCAACGTAGATGAGCAACTCATCCGTATCACTCATCGATGTTGTATCAAAATCTAATGTGAAGACACAATGACCATCAATAGAATATGGGAAGTCTGGGTCAGTTCCTAGCTCTGGGTGTGTATGAGACTTAGTTCCTCCTTTCCCAGCAACTCCAACCGAATATATTACAGTATCTGCAGTTACATTAATAATCAATAGAAGATCATTTAGATCTCTATGACCAGGAATTTTTACGGTCTTCGCACTAGCATCAAATAAGTATTGTTTTTCTTGTCTTTTTGCCATGATCTATACTCCAAATACTATGCTATTTACAATTGATTGTTCTTGTGTAACATAAGCATCTAATTCAGTAGTAGAAGTTGTCAACCCAAAAACTACACCAAAAAAGTCTTGACCTGCTTTTGGCGCTTCTACAAAATTAATTACAATAGGATCTGTCGTCAAATCCGTTCCACCAGAAATATAAAATCCACTTGATTGAGTTGGATCTGGTTGTTGAATCACACCACCAACTGATATCATTACTCTCGCTGCTGTTGTTATTTCACTATTTATGAACTTGTTCGTATTGCTAGTAAGAGTAAATGCTGTTGTAGTTCCATTAAAAGAAGACGCAATATTATCGATAATTTTATACTCAGTGTTTAGTGGAACTATTTGCCATGCTGCACCATTGTATTTCCAAGTTTTTGTTCCAATAGTAACAGTATCATTCAAACTTGGTGATGCTGGAAAATCTAATGCCATTTTTTATACCTCCTCTGGTGTTACAATACCAAAGAATTCACATGCTTCTGTCTGACTATCAAACCAATACCATCCATCAACAGGATATGTATGGTCATCCTTAGACTCTTTTCTCAATTCATAATTAGAATTCATTACAAAATTTGGTCCATAAAGTAATGTACCATTATCATTCTTATAAAATCCTTGTGTGTTTTCCATAGTTAATCTCCTAAATTATCCCGTAACAGTCCAACCTTTGTCTGTAGCAATAGAAGTATTGTCAGCAACTGTCCCAGGATTACTAGATACAGTTATAGTTTGTGAAGTAACAGTTGATAAGTTTGTGTATATTTCATTCAATGAATTAAAGGATAACTTGGCGTTCGCAACTGAAAATGAAACGTCATATAAATCAGTAGATTCTATTCTTTGTAGTGATGCGCATCCAATAATAGAAAGACCAGAAGATGAAGTTCCAGTGCCAAAATTCCAATGACTGGGAATAACTTGAATATTTGCACAATTGTATAATACACTACTTCTGCCATTGTTCATATTTGGCATATTATATCTTGGAAGTTTTTCTAAAGAAATGCAATTGCTAAAATGATCATCCCAATTAGTACATGAAGTATAATCAGTATCTGGAACTTTTCTCAAAGCCACACAATTTGAGAAAACACTTCTTGCTTGATCTACTCCACTACTATTAAAATTTAAAAAGTTTGGAGCTGTAATCAATGATCTACAGTTTGAAAACATAAAATTTACGCTTGTAACACTGGTCATATCAAAATCTGCTACTTTTGCAAGTGAATAACAACTTGAAAAGCAAGATGAAAAAGATAGAACTAATCCTGTATTTAAATATGGAACTTCTTTCAAAGAGTAACAACTTGCAAACGTACTACTCATAATTGTACAACTACTAAAATCAAATTGTGGAATCTCTTCTAAAGAAGTACATGATTGAAAAGCAGCGGTAGCGTTTGTGACAGAACTAAAATCATATAAAGGCAATTTTTTTAATTTAAAGCATTCATTGAACATAAAAGATATGTTTGTAGCACTGGAAGTATCAAGATACGGAGCTCGATCAAGATTATAACAATCAGAAAAAGCACTACTAAAACTAGTTACATTTGATGAAAGACTAGGATCTATAACAAAATTTTGTAGGTTAGTGCATCCACTACACATATTTTGAAAACTAGTAATGCTACTACTAAGATTGTAAATTTCTATACTTTCTAAATATTTCGCCATAACCGCAGTAAAATCAGAGATATTACTAAGTTGTAGACTTGTGCAACTTGGAAGTGAAAGTTTTATTTCTAACCAACCACTAGTATATCCACCTCTAGAAAAAGGTGCAAATTTATTATCAAGATCGAGTCTCTCAATGTTACCAGATGTTGGCGTAATTTTTATAGTTTCTATTTTATATGGCAGCAATGATCCAGATCCATCAGTAGTTAGTGCCACAGCACTACCAGATTCTGTTGCTGAGATTTGAAATGTATTTGTTGTTGGATTTATTACATAATAATCTTTTCCTTCTGTTATTCCAGTTGTTGATGAAATGCGGTAGAATTGTACAATGTCTCCTTCAATATATCCATGAGAACTTCTTGTTACTACATCTCCAGTATCTGTAAAAGTAACAGTGGCATCATATAATGCATTATTATCAAAAGGAGTTGCCCATTCGACATATTGATTAGTCGATCTGTTTGTTGTACTAATACCGACACGCTCAACTTGATAAGTACCACTGTTAGACACTTGACAAGTTACTGAACTTTCATTGCCATTATTTCCAGTGTTATCTCCTGGCCAAACAGCACACAACCCAACAAATTTTTCATCACTACTAGAAACTGACTCTGGAAATTCTGGCCATGCTTTGTTTCTTTTCCATATTTGTTCACTAGTATTTGTCGATACAGATCTTGTACTAGACTGAATACTAAATGATTGATTATTGCGAATTGCCATTATGTAATCTCCGATCCAAATAGACTAAAAGATAAATTAACACTCGATGCGTACACTGTTACAACATCTGTAGTTGCTAATGTAATACCTAGAGTGAGGTGAAGAGAGTCAGTTTGAGCTATAACTGTATCGTATATTACATAGTGTTGATTGGCAATAGCTGCACCAGATGGTCTAACAGCAACTCTAACTGATGCCGCTGATCCACGATTGCATATAGAAAGCGTTGATACTACAGTACTAGTAGATGCTGGAACTGTGTATAAATCTGTGTTTGTTGTAGCAGATGGAGAACTTTGTCCAAGTACTTTATATGTTGTTGCCATTTTATGCTCCCATTAATAAAAACGAACTGATAGTTTCTTGTGCAGCTGCAGGTTCTGTTGCACCAGTTACTGTATATGAAGAACCAAATTCAATCCACTGTGAACTATTTCCGTCGTTGTAGTAAACGTAACAAATTCCGTCGTCAGAATCTACCCAGCGATCTCCTACACTTGGAGATGTTGGCGCTGTTGACTGGAAGTAATTTTCTCCGCCATTACTAACGGATCCATCTGCCATTAAATACTGTGATGCAGTTCCGCCAGATTTTATAAACGAAGTCGCTTTTATATTACCTTGTACATCTAATTTTTCAGTTGGATCTATTCCAATACCAACATTATAATTCTCATCTCCAACAATCCAATAGTTTGCTGCTCCACTACTTGTTCTATTTCCTATAGCAAGTTGCTCATTGCTAGTTGTATCTGGCGCATCAAATAAAAATGATTCACTAAATCCATTTCCTATGATAACTTTATTTGATGCAGTTGTAGATATTCCTCCATATTTTCCAATAAAAATATTGGAAGATCCTGTAGTATTATTATTTCCTGATAGTGTGCCAATAGAAACGTTATCTTGCCCTTCTGTAATAGAAGGTCCAGCAATATATCCAATCGAAACATTTTCTGATCCAGTAGTATAACCAGGTGATGGAAAATATCCTAGGAAGACGTTATGATTACCAGTTGCACCACTATTTGCTCCTTCACCAGCACCTTCTCCTATGCATACATTATAACTAGCAGATGTAATTTCACCACCAGCATTAACTCCAATAAAAACATTATTAAATGCACCGTCAAAATTAAGTCCCGCAAATCTACCTATAGAGATATTTTGATTACCATCGGTATTAGCTGAACCAGCAAGTTGACCGATAGATATGTTATAAACACCACTAGTAAGTGATTCCCCCGACTGGTCGCCAATAAGAATATTATCAGTTCCTGTCGTCAGAGCAGCACCTGTGGTTGTTGAACTGCCAACTAAAAAATTCTGATTATTACTTAGAACAATTTTGTCGTCATTCAGAAGAATGTTATTACCATTTGAATCTAAGTCTCCACCAAGTTGTGGAGTGGTATCTTCTACTACATTAGATATTCCTCCTCCCCCAGCACCAGCACCAATCTCTACGATGCTTTCTGTGCCGTTGTCTTTCTTGATAAACAGTTTGCCATCAAACGTGTTGATAGCAACTTCTCCTAATGCTAATTGTGCAGTAGTTGGTACTGCAGATTGTGTGGCTGATCGCCTCAGCCTTACTACTGGTGTTGCCATTTTTTATCCTATATAGGTTTTAAAATGTGCCACCATCCTGATCTGTATCTACAGACTTTTTACGGGTGGTGGTTTTCTTGGTAGGAGCAGATTCAGAAGCATTATTTAATGCCTCGGTCAATGCTAAGTCAAATGCTCTTACCTTCGCTTCTAACGCAACAATCTGATTGAGTTGAGAGGAAATTTTTTCCTGCATCACCTCAATCAGAATTGCGTAATCTACTTGTACTTGATTTTGGATCATAACAAAATAATACTGTTAGTATTATTTATCAATAAGTACCAGCATCAACTGTTAGGTTCTGAAGATATCTTCCAGCGGTTGAACCATCGGGAGCAGAACCAGCAGCAAGATAACTTACAATCGCTTGATTAGCTCCAGCGGTATCTGTTACGTTTAGAGCACCACAAAGAACTGCAATTGGAGTAGGTGAAAGATCAGTACCCGAACCAGTGCCAGTAGTAGTACCAGTAACAAATAGATCTAGACCTTCGTCATAACCGATGAAGATGTTGTCATCATCACCACGCTCAATTACGATACCAGAATCTGCAGTTGGATTACCAGTAGTACCGTTTGCTAATTCAAGCAGTCTATCTGAAACTACGGTGTTGGTAGTATTGATGGTTGTGGTAGTACCATTGACTGTTAAGTTACCAGTGATAGTGACGTTAGAATCAAACGTACCGTCTCCAGTAACATCAAGAGTACCAGGAACATCAATATTTGATGCCCACTCAACACCTGTACCAGCAGCATCTGTTTGAAGTAACTGACGAGCAGTTCCATTTGCTAGTTTTGAAACCGCAATCTCAGCAGTAGCAGAGATATCTCCATCTACAATTACACCAGAACCAATGCTAGCAGCGCCGCCAGCAGCAATAGTGATATCGCCAGATACCTTACCGAAAGTATAATCAGCAACTCTCGTTACTGCTGCTTTGCGGTTAGTACCAGCGCCACCATCATCGACAGCGATAAGATCAGCATCTGCAAGTGCAGCACCGATGTCAGTCATGCCATCGATGTCAAGTGCTAACTCATGAGAAATTCCTTCACCTGATGTAGCACCACTGGTAGAAATACCACCATTAGCAGTTACTGAAACATCAGCAACATAATCACCAGTAGTATCTGTTCCAAGTGCAACAGAGTTAGCAGCAATTGTGGCAACACCAGATGAGTTGAAAGTTACATCACCAGTTGCTTCTTGAAGAACATATAGTGCTAAATTAGCAGCAGTAATCTTATTATGACCGACACCATTGACACCATCAACAGTGTCATAGAATGCTAGTTCGTCAGCATCAGCAATAGTGTCAGTATCTAAACCATTGATGTCTAGTGCAACGTCATCTGCGTTGACTGTGATACCTTCACCAGCACCAATTGCTAGATCAACGGTTTGACCTTCACCAGCAGAAGAAGTCTTAGCAAGACCTGCACCTGCGGTTACATCTTCGACATAGTTGCCAGTTGTCTGAGTTCCTAGAGCAACAGAGTCGTTCTGGATTGTTGCAGTGCCGTTTGCTGCAACAGCAATATCGCCAGCAATATCAGCAAAAATAACAGTCTCAAGATTTGAAATTGTTACCTTCTTATTTGCTGTTGCTGATGCATCATATACTGCAAAAGAATCAGCAACGACTAGAGGATCAGTGCCACCTTCTGCATCTAGTGCAGTTAGTTCGTTAATGTCTAGAGCAGTTGTAAGAACATTAGTTGCCGTAGCATAGGTCTGTGAAATACCAGACCCACCAGTAAATGTTACGGTATCTGTAGAAGCAATGTTCTCTGAGTTAGAACCATCAGATACTGTCCAACCAGAATAACCTGATGTTTGATCTACCCAAGAAAGATTTCCATTAGCATCGGACTGAAGAATTTTTGCTCCTGTTGGAGCTGCTGGCCAAGTATATGTTGAATCTGTTGCGATATCAGCAACATCAAAAGTTACCGATCCTCCACCAGATACATCAGTTCTTGCTAGAATAGTTACTTCGCCTGAAGTAGTTGCCGCCGCGGCTGTGAGTGACTCATCAACTCTTGCTGTATATGAAGTACCACCAACATGAACAAAAGAAGATGCGCCATCTGCAACGTAAAGGTTGCTTGCGCTAGTATCAAAAAATGGTTCACCAGAAAGAGCAGTTGACACATTTCCTACTGGGGTGGATGATCCCCTACGTAGTCTTAAACGTGGTGCTGCCATTTTAGTTCCTTAAAACCTGTTACTTATATATTTAGTAAGTTCCATAGTCTAAAGCATCATCATCAATATTATCAGATCTATCAACTATTTCAAATGGTGAAACATATTCATGCTTTTGTAATGATTCATTCCAAACTAAAACATAGTTATTATTTCTATTTGATGTATCGACATCATTAGAACCAGATAATGATCCTGCTACTGGTAAACTATAAACATGAGCTTGTTGGGTTTCATCCCAAGTCACAACGTATTGATCTAATCTACCAGAAGTGTTGACATCATCAAGTGTGGACAAATTTCCTTCTAGCTGCTGAGGAGCTTCATCTACGTCTACAATTTGTTTTCTATCTGTTCTTGTAAAAGTTACATTATAATTATTTGTGCTGCTTACTGTAACTTGATACTTGCTCATAGTACTCCTGGCATTACTGTGACCACTCCTTCAATTACTTTATCCGTTGTTCCTCCAGGACTAGTAATAAAAAGATTCCATACATATCTTCCTTTTTTGAGGTCTGTTGTTTTTTGTACCAATGATCCTCCACTGTTTGCCATAGAGAGTTTTACTTCACCAGTAGTAACATCAGTTACAGTAGCACCTAAACTATACTTGGTTGTTGTAGTATAATTTCTTGCCATATATGCAGACACAGCATATCCAGTCATATCTAGAAAGTTTCCATTCTCATCTCTTAGGTTGAATGAAACTTCCCAGTCAGCACCAATCTCTATTTGTAGATTTACTGGTATAGCAGTAGCCATGAAAATACCCCTCTATACTTGTATTTATACAGAGGGGTATCTATCAAGATTCTTCGCTTGGAGCGTCTGGTGAATCATGCTCTAATAAATTTAGAGTCTCTAGACCACCAGTAAGTTTTGTTCTATACTCTTTTGCTTTTACTAGATTTTGTTCTAGTTCTTTAATTTGACTATCAGTTTGAGCAATTTGATCTTCAAAATTTTTTCTAAGTGTTGCAGGATCCATGATATATCATGATGACATCACTAATATTTATAGACCCTGTGCGAACGCAAACTCGCTAGACAGGTGAGCAATATCCGAAATAAAGATTCTAGAATTACTATCTAAGAACACACCGTTTGCATCAAAGAACATTATATAATACAAACTAGAATTTAGAAGGTTCTTGTACAATACTGCATAACCAGAAGTGCCTGCTTGAGCACCATAAACACTATACTGTTTATAATTTACATTATTATTGAATGAAATAATAGCTCTTTCATCTTCAACACCTTCCTCATATGGCGCAACATTTAGAACTCCATTGGGATCTATACCAGTGTTATTAAGTAAAATTAGTCCTCCTTGCAGTTCTGCTAAGTCTGAATAGAATTTGCCATTTTGTGTGACGGTTACTGTATCTATTTCACCTTCTTCATTTGTTCCGCAAGTTAATAGTGCATCTAAACCAAACTCAGAACTTACCCGACAATTACTAAAAGTAGTCAAAGGTTCATATCCAGTTCCAGCACGAACAATTCTAGGTTCAATAAGACCTTCTTCAAACAATGATAATGGAGCAGATGTAAAGATAGGATCGCCAAATGTTGGAGATTCTGGATCATTATCAGTTCCAATTTGTTCTGGAGCAGTTCTAAAGTCTGGTACAATCAAACCATTATATTCATAATAGTTGCATGTTTGACAACCAATAACTTTGTATTCGTTCAACTCGTTTGTTTCTACTGGAGCACCAGACTCGTATTTGAAGTATACTAAGTTTGTACCATCCCATGCAAGTAAATTTCCTTCAAGGACAGAAGACTTGTATCTATAGAGAGTTGTATTACCGACATTTTCAATAACTCTGAACGTTCCATTGTCAACATCATATTGTTCTGGATTCAGATCACTTGTTGCTGGTAATGGTAAAGCAGAAAGTACAAATCTTGTCTGTAGAGTTATTGGGTTATGTACAGCAGCAACGTACTTATTAAATCCAGCATATTCAATTGCTGTTATATGTTCGTCTTCTGAAATTAGATTTAGAGACAAATCAATACATGATCCTACTCCAGTTACAGCAACACCGTTATAAGTAAATCTAGTTCCAACATCAAATCCTGCAGGAGCACCAATGTCTGTCCAATTTGTATCTTCTACAAGGTCAATAGTATACTCTTGACCAGATATCATTTCGGTTGCTGGAATTTCTTTATCACGATATAGTTCTGTATCAATCCAGACTCTAGCGTTAGGTGAATATCTTATAAACTGCCTTCCAGTATTGAGATTCGTACCTGCACAAATAAATTGACCATCGTTAAATGTCAATGCTTTGACATCAAATTCTTCGGTACTTTCTGGAGAAGTAATATCAGAGAAGTTTTCATATTCGTAAATTTCAATAAATGGACTTTGGTATACTCCTTGGAAGAATACTCTATATCCTGCCTCAACAAACTTACCAAGACCATAAGTTACTGCAGTAGTTTTGATTGGAGTAAAGACATTGTTGTATCCTTTTATTCTGTCAGCAACAACATCAATATCTAGATTTAGTCCTGTTATATTTGATAGAACAAAGTTTTTATAGAAATTAGTTGAAGATGCAATATCATAAATCAGAACATAATTATAATCATCAAACTCTGCTTCAATTACGGTGTTAGTATTGTTTACAGTAATTGAGTACCATACAATACTATCTGCTGAAACTGAACTTGGATTTGTGCTGGTATAGTATACTAAATTATCTCCTTGAGCAAATGTATAACTACCAATCCTCTTTATAAATTTCACATTTGTTTCAGATAGCAAACTGTAATCTACTCCATTACCAGAAGAAATATCAGTAATAGATAGTGATTTGAACGTTCCATTTGCAAATGCAATCAAAATATTAGAACTTGGTTCATCGTAAGATATGTGATTGATTGTATTTGCTAAAGTTCTATTACTCCAGTTTTCTCCATCGAATGACCAGTAAAGACTTGTTCCAGAGAATGAAGCAAAGAAAGGAAGATCTAGATATAATCCAGAAATAATTTTCTCTACGGGAGTATTAGCAAAGAAAGTTGGTTGTGTGACAACTTCATTCCAATAAATTGGTCTGTTCTTTGAAATAAAGTTTCTTTGTTTGAATACAAATCTACCAAGAGTTTTACCAACAGATGTTGTAAACATCTCTCTAGTTGCTCTGGTCTGAACGGTTTCAATATCATAGATTGCTCCGTCAGTTCCATCAGCAATAACACTAGTGTTTACAATCTGCTGTCTCTGATTATTCTTGAATCCTCCAAGTTCAACAGCACCAATTTCAAAATCTCTTGTAGAGAATCCATCTTTACTAGCAATGTACATAATGTTAGAACTAGGCGTTGAACTAGAGTTAGAATTTATTGTCAGTGATGTTTCACTAAAAACATTAGAAACATAATATTTTATGGAACTTCTGTTGATATCGATTGGTTCACTGGGATTAGGAGAAATAATAAATGAAACGGTATCACCAATAAAGACATTGTTTGTGTCTCCATTGACTATAGTTACATTGTACTTATATCTTCTTACATAAAATCTTAGATTGCTTGGATCACCGAGCAATGATTGTGTCAAATAAACTACATTGTTAACATAATCAATTGATTTTACTTTTGTTCCTGGTTTTATATTTGTACCAGTAACAAAGAGATCCTCAGAATGCAATTCATTTACATCAGATAAGATTACATATGAATTGATATCTCCAGCCTCGCTAAATGAAGCGGAGGTTTTTAGTGATTTCAAAACAGAGTAAACATATGATCGACTATAACTGCTAGATGTTATAACAGCTTTATAGTTATCAAACAGAACTGCTTTTTGTGGTCCATAAACCAAACCTCTAACGTTAGGAATTCTTTGATAATCAGTTCTGTAGTCTTGTGATTTTACAATAACAGTATCTTTATAAGTTGAAGCGATCTTTAGTGGTGTTGTAAGATTTACCTTAATGTAATTTTTTTCTAGATCAATCAATGTTCCAAATACATTTGGAGCAAAAGGAAGAACTACATCGTAATATGTGTTAGAAGCATTGTTTATAGATAATTGTTGATCTTTATACCATCCATAAGAATAGTTGGAAGTGTATGGTTCGGTTCTGTTAGATGGTAATTGTATATCAAAGAAATTGTATTGAGTTCCAGCATCATCAAGATTGAATGCCGATCTACCATATGGTCCATTGATATCGCCAGGAGCAGAAGATAAATCTAGGCGAGCAAGGAATCCTCCTCTACTAGAATTATTTTTATATGTGAATCCTGTCAAATAACATACATCGTTTTCTACATATATCGATTTATTTCTATTTCTAATATCTACCAAAATACCATCAGATAAATCAGAACCAAATTCTTTTGCTAGCAATAAATTTCCATTAGTATCTAATTTATAGAGTATCAAATCACTACCAGTATTACCACTGGTAGTATACCCATAATGATAAGTAGTTCCAGTAGTTTTATCAATATCAATTCCTCCATAAGAGTATTCAGATGCATTTGCATCAAACACTTTACCCCATTGATATGTGCCATTAGTATCTAACTTCATAACAAACGTATAGTAAGCTTGGTATGTTGGATCGCTATTGTATGAATAACTATATCCACCAATGTATACGTTATCATTATCATCTAATACTAAACCATTTATATATTCAGCTCCATTATATGTAAGGTCAATTTGAGAATATACTTTGCTCCATATTGCAGTAGGATTATTTGGATTTGAAGTAATGTCAAATTTGTATATGCCCAATAACTGATCATATATCGCTGCAGCAAGATACATGTATCCTTGAGAATCAAACTTGATATCTCTAATTCTCCATTGATACTCACTAGTACCAATACGCCAATCATCTAATAATGTTAGGGTGGTACTATCTAATTTTACAACCATTCCACCTTGGTATGCTCCTGTCAAACTCATACCAGTATTAATCTGGTCATTAGATCCATGCATACCAGTAAGGAAATTGAAATCGTTGTAGTTCCAAACTACTTGATTGTTATCAGTAAATGTAACATTGATTTCTTTCAGGTCAATATTATCCATATAAGTTGACCAGTAGTAACCACCAGCAAATATACTGAAATAGTATTCATTAGAATCAAATGCTTGAATTGTAAATGTATGCTGAGGTGATGCTGGTTTTACATTTGTCTTATCATAATAAATTTCCATTTGTGAAGTAGATGGGTTGTAGTCCATCCAATAGAAAACATTCTGTTTGATACCAACAAATGGTGCAGTACCAGATAGAATATTCAGATCAACTGCCTGTTGTTCGAATGGAGTAGTTCCTGAATATCCATCTGTTTTATAATATCTAACAGTATTATCAGTATCTCTCCATACATCACCAGTAAAAACAAATGAAGCATACTCCAAACTACTACTTGTATGTTTTTGTAACCAGTAGTAACTACCATGCTTATCATTTTGTTTTGTCCAACCAATACCAAATACTCCAGACTGAGTATTATTATTTGGATCAGACATTTCAATATTGAATGAAATGCTAAATGGTCTATTCCATAGATACTTATTTTCTGTGTAGAAATTATTGGTTTGGTAATTAGCATTATAATGGCACATTCTCAAGTCTTTACTATTGACTATGCTATATCCAGAACTTTGATTATCATGACCATCATACAAAGTATGAAGAGCAAATCTCCAACCACTTGTATTTGGAACAGATGGTAAATCCCATCTATAATGTCTGCCAGAATAAGTCCACGAAAGACTTGCTACTCTTTCTCCTTCAAAAGAAAATGCACCGCCACCACTAGCAGAGTTTGCTCCAGATGAATAAGAATTATTATTAATTTCTGTAGAAAGTTCTACTCTTGTTTGTTCATTTTCATAGAATCTCAACTCGTGGAATTTAGTTGGAGATCCTAGAGACCCACTACTACTTGTGCTTCCTTCGTAAACTACATGATATATTCTATTAGGAGCAGTTCCTGTAATACCATATCTAATTCTTTGACATGAGTAATTAGATCTACATCCAAAGAAAAGTTTATCTTCTGCTGGACTAGTACCTGACATATTAGTTATGGCAAGTGGATCGTATGCTCCAAATATTATTGCACCTTTAGTGCTCACATATGCAGTATTATGAAGTCTTCCTTGGAAATTGACACTCCAGGGTAGAGCAAGTTCCCAATAACCATTGTAATTAGTACCTACTGTTGGAGTTTCTGAAGATGACCAATCTCCTGGGAATAGTCCATTAAATTTTGTACTTCCAGTAATCCATAGATTTCCAGTGCTATCAAATTCAAACCCACCATATGGATATTCTTCTCCACCAGAACTTATTTTTTTGTCTAGTAAAACAGTTCCATTTGTATCATATTTTGCTATGTGAATAGAATTATCAGTACGATTTCTAGTCAAACAATATATCTGGTCATTATAAACCTGCACTCCTTCTGGACGATAATCAAAATCAAATGTACTCTCTGCTGCTTTTGCCCAAACAACATCTCCAGCAGAATCAAACTTGATTAAGAACTGCCTATCTCCAGTACTAGATGATTCATAATATCCAGTTGCTAGTGTATAAATGTTTCCTAAAGAATCTTTTGCTACACCGCAAGTTGATAACTGGTAATTTGATGATGGATTTCCAAATGTCGTAATGAAGTTAGCTGCGTTTTCTTCTCCCTGTGTTCCTTCTGGATATTCAAGCGATTGAATTTCATAATCATTTCCTTCAAATGACAAAATATAATTTCCAGTATTTTTGATTCCAGTCTCTGGATCATACTTTGGTTCTAGACCTGTCAGACTTTCTGGATCTAGAATGGTATCAGAAAGGAATAGTGTTTTGGAGAATTTTTCTGACGCAAAAGAAACATATTTTGATGTCAAACATTTCACTGGTTTAATATCCAAGCATCCAGACAGAGGAATGTATTTGAATCCTCTACCGTTATTGAATTTGTTTGCAGCAGTAACCAAACCATCATTCAAACCAGCAAGAATTTGGGAGTCAACAATGTACATCTTTCTGAAAGGAGTACATTGGTCATTCGAAATAGATGTGTTTACTGTTGGTTTGTTTATGTAGAAACTTGTGGAGTCTTTTAGTAGTGAGACTTTGTAACCAGGACCAATTGCATGTGTAGTTTGAATTAGTAATTCATCACCAGGAGTCAACTCTGTTATAATACTACCAGCTTCCAATTCTAGGGTAGATGAATCGATATAAGTACATTCTTTAGTAGGATCAATTTTTATTGAGAAAATATTATTTACATTAATCTGATCAGTTGTGGGACTTATAGCAGACATTCCATTGAAGATATATGGATTATCAACTTCTAAACCAGCAACTTTAATTTGAACAGATGCTGATGGATTTGGTTGATAAGTATCTGTTACAACTACACGAATATTTGAAAGTTCATCTGATCCATTATAGATAATAGAATTTTCTTTGATAGCATTATATGGACTGAATGAAATTATTGCTCCAGCAGAATGATTTTCTTTGATAATACAATCACCAAAATATTTGTTTGTTCTGTATCCATAGTAAATAATTTCATCGTCAATTCTTATGTTTCCAAACTGTGGCAATGATGCATCAATTGCATCTGGAATCATATACCTGAGACCAGTAGATTCATTTGTTAGATTTTGTGCCTCGTAAGTTTCAGTTGAAACTTTTGTATAAGAAATTCCATCATCTGATGTAAACGCCTGGAATGCTGATGGGAATGATCCGTAGTATGAAGTACCACGAACAATATCATATGCATCTACTAACACAGGATTTGCAAATTCCATTATGATAGTTGTAGATCCAACAGAACCATGGTTGAAATCAATAAAATTGCTATCTAGATTACCATCGGTAATGTAACCTATTTGTGTTGCATTCGCAGATGTTCCAGGTGCAGTAACAGTGACATTTGTATATGGAACTTGAGTACCATCGTAATAAAGTCTGATCTGACCAAGAGATGTGTAAGAATAATTTGTAAAATGAGTTTCTGTAATAACAAATTTATAAAATCTTCTTGCAGTAATTGGATCTCGAAGTACTTCAATTTTTGAATCGGAAGCACTAATAGAATTTTCTAATTGTGATTGTGGATATCTTACTGCTATCTTTGTTTGGGGAATTGCCCAGAACTGATTTAGTTCTGTTACTGGTAATGTAAATGTATATGTGTTGTTATCAAAAGTACGACCAGTATAATTATATAAAGTATTTCCTATTGTAACTTGCCCAAATGTTGGAACTAATTCTTCTTCTAAGTTTTCTGGTGCTTGGTTGAATGTATCTTGAGTAGTAATACTATTGAAACCAGTAATACTAAAAGTTTCTGGTTGGTTTTTATTATTATTTACTTGAGCATCCAGAGTTGCTTCTGTTGCGTTACCACTAGAATTACGAGTAACATCAATAATTGTTCTAAATTCTGGAGAGGTAATTCCTGGACCATATACTTTTTGTCCTATTGTTATACCTATTGCTGGGTTTGAAAATGTAACAACTTCTTTAAAAGTCGTTGCTTCAAAATCTTGATATAATTGTTGAGGAACTCTTGCTTTTAGTTTGTATCCAGATCCTGTTGGGAACGTAATTGGCGATCCACCTTTTGTGGCAGAAATACTTATATCAGAATTAGAAACAGAATTTGTTGAAATTACATAATATACTACTCCTTCGGTTAGAAGTGAAGATAATGCAGATGGTATATTAGTGAAGCAAACTGGAACATCAATTGCAAATTGTAGACTAGGGAAAGCAAAACTATTTACAAAATTAGTTTGAATGAGTTCAGTTCCTGCACTAGATTCTATAGTATATGTTTTTTGATCTGCTCCTGCTATGTGGAAATAACGAGACTCTTCATTCTTATCTAATAACCAATAGACCGAAGGATCATACTGGTCAGGAACATAGTAAGTAGATAGTTCGATATCACCTTCATTCCATTGAGTTGCAAACCAGACAACTTTACCATTATCTAAAGAATATCTAGTATTCTTGTTTAAGTTTGGAATAGGATCGATTCGATATTCTTGTTCTACTGGAGTAGTGTTTGATAAATCTGAAATTTTTCTAATGTTTACAATTTCACAAACAGAAGGAATACCCCTCAAGTACGTGTTATATGTTTCAATGGTCTCTGGATCTTCCAGTGTTACATTATTTACATAAACATAATAATACTCAACTTCTGTTGGATGATTTTCAAAACCTATAACGGGAGCATTATAATCATTGCCAGTATATAAAATTACATCTGTAATATCTTCATATACAGGATTGAAATAGCTGTTAGATATTTTAGAGATATGTGAAATATTTGCTTGTAAATTTCCAATATCTGCTTTTTTCAATTTGAATCTAGCACATGGTTCTCCACCAAATGCTGCTAGTGAATAATCATAAATGATAATGTCTGAATATTTTTGTCTCTTTGTTCTGGTTTTAATTTTTACTGGACTATAATATCCACTACCAATTAACCATGACGAACTTATTCCACCAACCCAAATTGGATTTGGATTTAGATACACATAAGTTCCCCATGTATATTGATAAACCCTGCTGACAGTAAATGGTGTGTCTGGAAACGCAGATGATGTAGCAATTGAACCTGTCGTAATTTTATCTCTATCGTCTACACCATTTTGTATAAAGAAATATGCATAAGAATATCCATTACTATATCCCCAAGTATTATTAATCGAAACACTTCCTGGATATAATTGTAGTGGATACTCAGGACCATACTGTTCTAATGACCAGATAACTGCTCCATCATTTGGAAGATCTGGTCCGAATATTACATCACCAACACCAATACCAGAACTATCATTTAGTACAATAGTTTCATTGTCGGAAATTGGTTCATATAAGTACTTTAATCTAGTAGAAGGAATACTTTCGTTTGAGAAGAATTGGTCTCTAGATGCTTGGATCAAAAACGTTTCTGTTTGAGTACGAGGAGCAAAATAAGTTTCATCATCATCTTGAATTCCTGTAATTTGATTTCTTGAAGAAACAAATGCTTGATACACAGTTCCATACAAATCTTCGTATGCTCTATTACCGATTGGATATGGTTCTAGGTAATATTTTATTTGTATAGTTTCGGTTGTATATGATGCATATTGATATTGTTTAACTTTTGCAAATCCTTTATCATTCACTCCAAACATAGCAATATAAGGAGTCTGTCCATCTGCAGTTGAATTGAACTCTATCGTTGCAGTATTTCCAACCATTGCACCTTCTGCAATATTTGGATCAAATATAGTAGTAGTAGATTCCAAGAATACTTTTCTATTGATTATATCGATAGAAGATATTGTAATTGTACTGGAATTTTCTAGTCCACTGCATATAATTCTCATCTTTGGTGCTAATCCAGCAACCTCATCAAGTTTCAATGAATTTTCTAAGTAATTTACATCTTCAACTACCCTTTCAAATGTAAGACCATTTGGATACAATCCCTTTGAGAAGAAGTAATTTGGTCCATACAATGGAGTCTGATATCTATAACGATATGTAGAGTCCGAAGTTATTTTTCCAATAGTTGTTTGGTAATCATTTGTATCATATGGTCTTTCTCTCGTATATGTTCCTTGTCTCCAATAAAACTGTTTAGTAGTTCCTATTACAGTTCCGTCTGAATTGAATGGTTTGTTTCTTGCTTCTTCTGGTACGACATATTCGTATATTAGTTTTATAACACTTGTACTGTCAAATCCCTGGTGCGCTACTGCAGTAGTACCACACTCACCACGAGTAACACCTATGAGTTCATATCTATTTTCAGAAACTTCTGCATAATTTGTATAACTGATGATCTCATTATCAATCTGGATATAGTATTTGAAATTATATGTAGTACCATTCCATTGATAGGAAGTTCCATAATTATCTTCTCTTGGATATTCAACATAATAATATCTAGTTTCAGTTTGAGTCAGGATAGGTTCTGATGTTCCGATTCTTTCATTCCAAGAAATTGATTGTACATCACCAACTAAGTTTGCTAATATAATATTCTGAGTAGTTCCTCCACTGTTGATATCAGACATCAATTGTGGTTTATCTGCATTAGCAGTTCCTTTTGGATAAAGATTGATATACTTAATTGGAGTACCTGCTGTCAATCCATCTGTGCCACGCTCTGTATTGTAATCTTGATATGAATTCAATCTAAGAATTTCGTATGCTCCGCCGCCTTGGGTACTGACAGTGGGACCATTACTTGAGGTCGTTTCGTACGTATAAATTCTGATTCCTATTCTGTCTTTAGAACGTACATCATTACCACTGTTTGCATTATTGAGATTAGTGTCTCCATAAGCATAAGCATAATATGTTTGTTGTAATTCATAACTGTCATCGACGCTATCCCACCGTGGAGTATAAAGTCTTCCATACCAACGCCAATTTGCACCGCTCATATAAAAGTAGTATGTTGATGGCCAATTAGTAGCGTTGATATCGCTAGTTGCCCAAGCATACATGATGCTGGTGGTTCGATTTCTAAAACAATCTAAAACTCCGCCAACTGCGGATGCTTTATCTACAGCATCATCTACACTAACAAGATCATATTCAAAATTAAATCCAATAGAAGTATAAATTCCCCTAAACTCTATCGATACTGGTAGATTTGGTATAGTATCTAATACCCAATTAGAACTAAGTTGTTTTAGTGTATTTTTATATAATACAGAATATTGTAATATATTATCCTGATTTATGCTAACTCTAGATGGATACTTGAAATTTATATAATACTCATAGTATGTTTCTCCATCATCATTTGTTTTTGTCGCAACTTTATTGTATCCACTAATAGGAGTAGAATCCCACTGATAATTGGGGATATTAGAATCACCACTATCTTCCCATACTTGGGTGTAAAAAGAATACTCTTCGTCTTTTGGAGTTGGTATTGCTACCGATAAATCTGTTTTTGTTTGTACTTTTATAGATCTTGTATATTTTGGATAGTTTAGATCTCCAGAAGTAGCAGATATCACATTGCAATGAATTGAATCTCTAAACAGATATCCATAGTATTGTCTTCTGATCTGAGACGATGAACCTCTATTTAATTTTGACCAAAGTGAATTACTGCCTCTTTCAAGAATAACCTCATCACCAGATACTATTGGTGTATCTGGAAATACTGATAAATATATGTTGTAAAATTCTGAAGAGTCTGCATTTTCTTCAATGAAAGTTACATAAGCATTTCTAAAAACAGAACTAACAATAAAATCATTGATAGTGATTCCAGTATCTAATTGTGATTTTTCAATTGTAATATTATAACCAGATAATTGAATGTTATCTAGACGAATGTCATCAATTCCATCTACTCCACCAAATTGACTTCCCGAGATATAAAGGTCTTCATTAGCATTGTATCCACTACCAGATGAAATAATAGAAACTCCAACAACTCCATATGATCCACTAGCTTCAGAATCAGATCCTCCTTGTCCGTCGTCAACATCTTCGAAGTTTGGTGCTAAAACAACTAGAAATGTTGCACCAGTTCCGCCAGATGATGCAGGTTGATGTTCGCAAATATATTCAAAGACATCCTCTTCTAAAATAATTTCATGTAAAAGATTACTATCCCCATCAACACTATCGATGTTCAAACTTGTGTTATTTAGATCATAAACATTGCTCCAACCAGCAACACCATCAGTTGGAACTAATTCTACATCAGATATTAAAACTCTATATTGATCAATAAAATCTTTCCTAATCCAAGTTTGACTAAGATCACCAGTGCCACCAACTGATCCTAAATTTCTTCCCAACCAATCAGTATCTGGGATTACTTTTGCATCTGTTAGTGTCGCGGTAGCAAATCTATTAAAATATTGCGCTCCAAGAGTTGTACTACCAACATTTTCTGCTTCTAAAGCATCATTCAAACTTATGAGAACTGTAGAATCGGTTGCCCAATTCTTGAAGTCCGCCATGTTGACGGAATCATCAGTTTGTATTAAAATGTCTGCGGTTGATGGTAATTTACCTATAGAAGCTCTGGTGATCTTCTTGGAGAAAAACGATCTTGATACTACTGCCGACATTTCTTTTAGACATCAAAGGTGTTTACGTTGTAGAGAATTCTATCAGTACCATAGATGAAGTAGTTGATAATAAAATCTCCTACAACGCCATTCTCTCCCGTATCAGTATTTAGCCAAGCATTCTTGATAGAATACCATCTATTGCCACCTGTAGAAGCAATTCTTTCTAACCCTTTGATAACTGTTCCTTCTGTGTTTTGTGTAGAAACATAGATAAATCCAGATACACCTAAGTTAGCAGTAAGAACGGTATCAGATAATCTTCCAATTCTTAGTAGTCCTTCGTCTGTATCTAATTCTGCTGTTGATGGTGAGTATGAGAAGTTTACACCATTTTCCAAATTGTAAACAAAGTTTCCACCTGACAATGCACCAGCTTCATAATTACCATCATCATCAACATAAATTTGCCACGTTGTTGGAGCAGGTGATCCAGTTAGTTTATTTGCATATGCCCACTGGAATAGTCCAGCAGGTGTGACAAACACATCATCAATTGATGCTGCTGATGGACCCCAGTTTTGTGTTGAAGATACTTTCTTAGTAAATCCAAACTTATCTTCTGTAGCAACTGGGAATCTAAACAAAGCATTTGGTTGTGCTACCTGAGAATCTTTTAGTTCAAGGCTAGCACCATCTTTTAGTTTGAGAACGTTGGAAACTTCAATATCAGCAACAGTTACTTTGTCATATGTAACCGTCTTAGAAGACGCTTCTGCTAACTGAATACGTGCGGATGACTGCAAGATAGTAGAGAATGCTTCTAGGTTTCCAACTCCGCTACTGGAAGCAGCAGTGATGTATAGATAATCATTTGGATTGATTAGTCTAGTCTGAGCACTAGTTTTTAGTTTAGGTACATTGACTGTTTCTGACTGACTACCCTTGGTGTCAATAATTTGAGAACCAATGAAGAAGTCTCCATTTGAGTTAGTGCCACTAGATCCGTTGAATCCACCATCAAGTTCTTGAGTTTGAGCATTAATAGTTTGCTGTTTGTTTAGAACAATAGTTTGGAAAGCAGGGAAACCAGTTGAATAGTTACCAGGACCAAATCCAACATATTCCCAAGTGTGACCAGATGCTCTAATATTACTTGGTCTATGTAGTTTGACTGTAATTGGTGCTAATCCATCCTGATCTTCAAACAATAGCATTCTATTGCTATATGCAGATCCGTCGTTTCTGGACGTTTCATTTACAACAGTGAAATCATCAAACAAATCATCATCAATACCAATATCATTTTCAATATTTGATCCGCCAACTTTTTTGTATGGTTCGTTTGATTTGAAATTAACTCTCTTCAACTTGACACCAACTAAAGCAGAATCTCCTGCTGCTATAGCATTACCACCTGTTAGTTTTTTGAATGTAATTTGGTTTGTTGAAGTCGATGATATTCTATAGAAAGTATCTGTATCAATTACAGATGATGTGCCTACAGAACAGAATTTTACAATATCGCCTACAACTAGATTATTAGTTCCAGCAGTTAGAGTTACAGTTGTGCCAGCATTAGATCCAATAGTATACAAAGAAACACCAGAATTAATGTTTACACCAGACTGTAGATACGTGACAAAAGTTTCTATAGTTTCTGCTGTAGTAGAATATTCTGATCTTCTTTCATAACCATCTGCCTCTAAATTGGATGCATCTACAGTCACAGTTTTGATTGTTGGAGTTGTGTCATAGATGCTGTATGCTTTTTTAGGATTCCATTCTGGTTTATCAAGATTTACATCTGGATATAAGAAATATTGATTCTGTGCATATCCAATTGGTAATTCATCATTTGTTCCCAAAATATTCTTGACATTAGCATTACTAACGGTTAAGATATAGTATCCATCCTGCTGGTTGTATTGATACTCAACTTGAGTTTCTACATTATAAATGTAATAACTATTAGCATATGATGGTGCTTGGTCAAGTGATAACTTGATTACATACTTTCTTTCGGGTGGTTTTGATATTGTTTCTTTTGGAATTTTATAAAGAACTCTCCAGATATGATCTGTTTGTAATCTATTGTCTGGTGTTCTCTTAACAAACAAACTTGGGAAAGAAGAATTTTCTCCAAACTCTCTACTATCAAGAGTATTCAACGCATAATCCGTATTAGAATCATACCTCATCGTGATTCTCTTCAGCAATGTATTTTCTGTAGTAGAATCAATTGGATCTGCTTGAGAAAAATCAGCGTTCAACTGCGTAGCAGCAAAAGAAGCAGCATCTACAAATTCATAGTAACTTCCATCACCTGCTTGTGACCAGTAAAATACATCATCATTTGCAACAGCATCTTTGATGTAGATAACAACATGACCATAATATAGACCGCCTTGTGTCTCTGAATATTCCCATCCATAATACTGTCTAGTATCATTTTCGGGAATAGAAATTGGAGTTGAATCTGCTGCAGTTTGATTTACATCTGCATCAATACAAACTTCTCCCTTTTCATTTTCATTTTCAGTAGCAGTTCCTTTTAGTCTTAGTCTTGCTTTAAATTCTTTCTGAACATCGGATCCAATATATGTTGGGAAAGAAGTATAAACATACTCATCAAAATCCGAACTAGTTTCATATTCTTCAGTTTGTGGATTGAAACCAATGTTTCTTCCTTTACCTAATAGATAGTTGATTCCATCTAATAGTAACCAACGTTTTTCTTCCGCAGTTCCTTTGTTTTCAATGTACTCAGGAACTTCATCTTGACCATACAATCCATATGGGTTGTTTGGATTCTTGATGTAAATTTTACTAATTTTTGGTTTATCTGCTGTAGTAGCATTCTGCCATGTGGAGAATGTTCTTTGATCAATTTCACCAATGCCAATTGGTTGTGTTGTTCCGTAATTGATTCCTCTTGGGGGAATAACACCAATCAACTGACCAGAAGAATCTTGATCAAATGCTACTCTCTTATAACCAGAACTTAGTGTAGCAATATTACCGAAGTTTGAGTTAGAGTTTGTAATTGATACGTCAGATCCAGTTTCTGAAATAAAGTGATCTGCATAACCAACAGCGAAAACAGATACAACTTGTAGGAAAGAATCGTTACTACACTTAATGTGGTAATGTCTCCATCCATCTTGATACACTGCATCAACTTTGGTGTGTCTTTGATCTGCTTCAGTAACAACTTTTGTGCTATCTGCATATGTTGGCCCACCAGAAGGATTGTACAAATATGCTCTGTCGTCTCTTTGTAGTGAGATACCAGTGTACTGTGCAAGAACCATTGATTTGAAACCAGTGGCATCATCACCATTAGCATGTAGACCACCCATTCCATATACGGAACGTAGTGAGCAGTTGAAGATATATGGAGAAGCAGAACTTACAGTATCAATAGAGATAGGTGATGTTGCATCACCAACGATTCTGTTTTCTTCAATTCTGCGAGTCAGTTCCTCTTCACCAATGTCTGGGTTTGTCTGAGCGTTATAAATTCTAACTGCTTTTAGATAATACTCATCAAGTTCTTTTGCGTTGGCATACTTGAATGCAACTAGTCTGTGGTGACTACATGGGAAGCATCCAGTATCATCAATACCGTTTTGATTATTATAATCAACTAGATTATCATTCACGTCAACATACTGTGGAATGTTGATAGCGTCTTTGATAGTAAGTTGCCAGAAATAAGAACCACCAGTTACTCTGAAGATAGCACTTTCTTGATCCCTATCAAATCCAAAAGGAACACGTCTGATAGTAGTTGTTGTGCCATCATTAAGAATATCAACATACAAATCATATGAAGTAAAAATAGACTGTGCTACATCATTGCATTCTGGAACAGATGGATCAAACAAATCTCCAGATTCAAATTTAGACTCTGAGTATGGAATTGCCGTTGAATAGAACGATGCTGCTCTAAATGTGAAGTTTGTATTAGATGCTTGATTTACATCTACAGCAGAATCTAATGTTGCAGATGTAACAGCATTATTTCCATCATAAACTACGCTAATAATTTGTCTAGTTCCAGTAATACCAGGACCTTCAATAGTAACACCAGGAACAATACCTAGTTGTGGAGTTACAAACGTAACAGTAGTTCCACTTGTAGTTGCTTGATCTACAAAAGAACTGTTTCTCATTGCCATTACTGCCATATGAGAAGCAATACGTAGAGTAGTTACAGTATCAGCAACTTCGCTATCTCCTTCAATAGTTCCCGATTTTAGTACCGCTCCATCATAGTAGAATTTTGCGCTATCATAGATGTTTGAGTTGCCACCTTTCTGAAGATCATCAACTAGAGCATCTAGATAATATCCAATGTCTCTCTTACACTTTGCTTTATTATAATCAAGATTGTTGGCAGCATGATTGCTATCTTCCTGTAACCATCCAAATGACTCTGCTTGGATAAACTCTCTATTACGGATAATTAGATTGCCACCATCTTGATATCTGTGTGCTGTTGCGGGAGTAGCAGGATCGGGAACATACTTTGGTCTAAGAATAGTTTTTCTTAGATCCAGACCAATGATAGAAGTACCTCTGGGAACTACAACACCACCAGAAGGTGGGTTAATTTTATGGAGGTTTCCAATTAGTTCTTCTTCTGTGTTATAATTTGCTGCTGTATTGAAGAACGAAGCAAAGTCTGCATCAGTCTCTTGCTTTCCTGGTCTATTATCAATATCATAATCACCAGGGAATACAATGATTGTATAATATTCGAATGCGTCAACACCAACTTCTTCTGCAATACCAGTACCAGTAGGAGTTTGTGAATTGGCAATAAATGTAGTTCCAGGATCAGAATTTGCAGCACCAATAGTAGTCCAATTGGTATTACCAGCAATAACAATCTTATACTCTTTTCCAGGTATAATCTGCTCTGCTGGAACTTCGCCTAACTGACCCTCACCAGCAATGTATGATTGCTTTGCAACTTCAAACAATGCCCTTTCAATACTCTTGAATGGTTTATTTAAACTTCTTCCTGTTTGATCAAAAGCATCTGTTGCAAATTCTTCGTTCTTACTAACGTAGATAGTTCTTTCATTATTTGTAAGTTCAATGTTTGCTGAGTTTTTGGTAGCAAGACCTTGAGCAACTAGAGTTCCATCAGCACGAAATAGAATTTTTGTGTTTTCATTACCACCAGTTGTAAAGTTTACACCAAAAGTATCTCTGTGGAATCCAGTGTTATCTTCGGTATCACTAAGATTTCTAAACGTAAGTGATTGATCTGTAATTAAACCAGCAGAAAGTGTTACATCTGTGGATTCAATATTAGGTACAGTTAATTTATTTGTATCTGCATTATATACAAGATCAGTATCATACTGAACACCTTCTGCTGAACTAGTTCCTTCTAAAATAGCAAGTGGTTTATCTGTAGTTTGTGAAGATGCAGTTAGGATTACTTTTTGAGTTTCTGTAGCAGAAAGGCTAATACTTGATGAAGATAATCCTTGTACTTGGAAACGTGCATCTTGGTTTCCACTATCAATTCTTAGAATATCCCCAATTTTATAATCTTGACCCTCTGACGTTACGGTGACGGTCTCTGGTACTGCTCCACCAGTTCCACCTGTCCAAGAAATAGTAAGAAGACTACCAGTACCAGTTACAGCAACTGTTCCAACATCTGTTCCCGTTGCAGCATATCCAGTACCAGCAACTGTTCTGAGAAGCTCATTAGCAGGACCAGATCCAATCAAAGTTTCTCTTACTTCATTTACAGCAGAAACAAGATCTGATTTATCTGTAGTAGTTAGAGTAGTTAGATCTCCAATTCTATCTAATGCTAGATCAGCATGTACCAATCCTGTATCCGCATCTGCCTGTGCTGCTGCAGCATCTAAAACAGCTTGATCTGCAGTCGTCTTTACTTCATTGATACCATCAACAATATAAACTGCTGTTGTATCTAACGTGCTAACATCGGTAATTTCGGTAACTTGGAATTGAGCATCTCCACTACCAGCAGAAATGGTGACAGTATCTCCTACTCTGTATCCAGATCCAGCAAGGTCAACAGTTACAGTCGCTGGAACTGCTCCACCAGTTCCACCTGACCATCCAATTTGTAAACCAGTACCATCATTACCAGATGTAGTTGATATAAAATTGTCTGCAGCATCATATCCAGTGCCACCAGATATTCTAGATAGTGTTACAACTTTACCATTATTAACTATCTGACCTTTTAGTTCATTGATCGCATGAGTAATGTCTGTGTGATCAATAGTAATTAGACGATCTAGATCTCCAATTTTTGTATTGACATTACTATCATTTGTACCAACAGTACCATCCAAATTAGACAAATTTGTATCTGTAGTGTCTAGTCTATTTTTCAGTTCATTGATAGCATCAACAACAGTTACTTGTGATGTAGTTGCTAGATTGGTTTTATCACCAACATAATCATTGGTTCCCTTAGGACCAATGTATCTCCAACCTTTGATACGAATAAAACCAGTTGTAGTACCACCAGAATCTACATATGTTGGCAAACTTTCTCCAATAAAAGTAAGCACACCACTGGCATAATCAAAGTGCCATTCGCCAACCCCACTATCACCTTGTGGGTAAAGTCTTTGAGTTCCGTTATTTGAATATACTTCTACTTGATACTGCTGCCCAAATTCTGGAGAAATCCAATCAGTTAGACCAGTTGACCAAGATCTTTTTGGTTCTTTTGAAGAAAAATTGGCAGTACATGAAACAGCAGTCGAATATTTATCTTCAACATACCCAGCAACTGCTACTGGTGTTGCTGGAATCTTATCAGAAGCAAACCAGACTAAATCACCTCTAGGAGATTCTACAGATAAAGTAGATTCGTTGTAGAGTAGTTTATCCTCAGCAACATCTGTTTTGATTTTCTTATGCCCTACCTTTTTGTAGAGATAATCTAACTTTTCAGAATCGGGAATTGCCATTTTGAAAAACTACTACGCTTGGGTTACTGGTGTAATGCTGAGACTAGTTACTGATTGTCCAGATGTTAGTTTAATTCTTACAAAAATATCATTAGTAGAAGAATTAGAACTACTTTCTGATCCGAAAGTACAGCCTATCGCTGTATTATTTAGTGCTGTATTGAGAGGTAAGATATAGTCGATAGCGCAACCACCAACGGCAATTCCAGATCCAGAATATCTTTCATATAAATCCAACCAACCATTAGTAGCAGCATTCAAAGATTGTACATTAGGAATATTTGAAGTCATCCATATTCCTGCAACTCCACTGGGAGAATTTATATTGATAGTAAAGTTTTGTACGGAAGATCTGGTAAATTTGAATGTAAAGTATTGAGCACCAGATCTAGATCCACCAGAAAGGTCTGGACCATATGGAAGATATGTAGTAGTATAATCAGTTTCGTCGTGACTCAAAACTCCACCAACAACAGTTGCTTCAAAATCGTTAATTGTAATAAATTGATTGAAATTTATCGTGCTTCCATTCCAAATATTTGCAGGATTATCAGTTGCACTAATTGAATTTATCCTAACACCATTTCCCGACCCAGAACCAACATTACCAATAACAACATTTTGTTCATCAATTTTAGTAGAAGATGGTGTTCCACCTTTTACTAAGATTACTTTTGTGTATGTTGGTGTATGATTTCTTGTTGAATATCCATTATCAACAGTAAAAGTTGGAAAGTTATTAGAAGCAATGTGAGTGTCTCTAATTGGTAAATTTACTGTATAATTTGTAGTAGAAGAACTCAAATAGTTTTGTGGCAATGGTACAGAAATACTAGCATCTGAATATGTAATATCGTTTACAGTTTCAAAATTGGTAACAGCACTTACTGTAATAAATGTATTGCTAGAAGGAAATACATTCCCAGATAAATTTCCAAAATTCAATTCCACCTGATATGAATTGGACTGACTAAAATGTGGAATACCACTGCTATAATTATAGTTTGCTGTTAGTGGTTCTGTTATTGTAGAAGTGCAAGTTGGTTGACCAGGATTTGATGTGTCATACAACCATTGAACTTTTTGTGAAAGAATTGCAGATTGTGAAAATTGCAACTCATTCCATCCACTAGTATTAGATCCTGTAGCATAGAAATCATAAGATTGCCAGAACCCCGTTGGATCTCCAGTGATCGTTCCATAATCTACATTATTAGAAATAATCAAATCATCATACGTTCCTGAATTATCAGTATCATCAAAAGTTACGGAACCTACACTAGAACCATTTCTGTTTACAGATAATGTTCCGCTATTTCCTGGACCAAAAGTTTCTTTTAGTTCTGTAACATAATTTGCTGTTCTTAAAACTTTTACTGTACTTCCTGCTCCTGGTAAAGAAGCAATTCCATTATCTAATCCAGTAACACCAGAGCAATATCTGTACTGAGTATATTGATCTAGATCAATACTAGTATTTGATATAGTTTGTGGTTGAGTGGGAATAATTCTTCCTAAAAAAGTATTCAAACCATCAACAGCATCTGCTACTTTTGTGTTTTGATCGAGAACAACTGCATAAGTGCTGTTTGTATAAGAACCATCTGTTGGCAAACCAATAACTCCTGCTTCTGCAGCAGTAAGTGCGTCATAAACTAAATTAACAGCATCAACAACATTTGTAGTTGTGTCAACATCCAAATTGGATATGTCTCCTACGTCTGTAGCAATATTATTGATTTCTCTTCTTTGTTGCTCAAACGTGAATGTTTTCGCTACGTTTCTAGTTGCCATTTTTGATTAGCTCTTTTAGTAAAGTTTTTATTTCAGAAACTTCATTCTTCAAAATATTTATGTCCTCCAAAGCATTGTTTAAAGACTTCAACTTTCTCCTAGCTTCTATTGCTGATGGGTCATGATTAATTATTGCACCAGTATTTTTATCTCGCAATAATCCATCATGACCCTTTACTTTTATATAATCCATTAGAATCCTGCAACCGCACGAATGTCTTGAATCTTAGGAACATATACTGGATCGGATCCAAGCATTACAATTTTGATAGCAAACGAAGAAAATTCGGGGAGATCTGATACACTATATTTTAGATCTTGATAAGAAGATTGCTTTTCAACAACACTGGAAATTGTATTGTTGCTATTAGCAAGTTCACTTGTATCAGGATGACCATTATCATTGAAATAGATCCACTCAATATCATCAAAGTTTTCTTGACTTGAAGACTTCTTGAATTTATACAGGACTTGAATATTTTCTATTTCTTTTACATTTGCTAAGAGGTGAACATCAATAGAAGTAGCTGGACTTGCTATGTAAACTTCTTTAGTTACATACTTGGAAATTGTGGAACTATTGTTTGAAGTATCTTCTTCTACATAATCAACACCATTTTCATATCTAACTCTAGACACTTCAATGAACAGTGATTCATCATCGGGTTGTGCTGGATAAGATATAATGTCTCCTACACGGAAGATATCGCTGGATTGACTATCGGAATCAGATGCTCTTGTAAACAAGTTGTTATCAATAATCCTTCCAGTATAATCATCATTGATTGGTCTGAAGTCGGTTCTTAGAGTCAATTCTCTGGAATTTCTATTCCAAATAATTGAAGTTCCGCTAATAATATTGTCATATGTAATTGTAGGAGTAATTGGATTCCTAGCAGTAATCGTAATCGATTCTCCAGCAGCAGATTGAGTAGAACTATTGATAACAGGAACAATCA